GGAATGGCTTTACAGATTTTATTTTTAGTGGAAATGTTGAAATAGATGGAAATCTAACTGCAAATCAATTTTATGGAGAAATGTATTATCATAATCATACAGGAACAGAAATGAGTTTTGCAGTTCAAGATACTTGGTATCCTTTATTCTTCCCAGACGATGGCTTAGTAAATGGTTTTAGTTTTACAGGCGGTTTTTTAGCGTCTTCAAATTTAACTTCACAAGTTGCAGGAAATTATAAAGCGTGTTATTCTTCAATAGGTGACGGACAAAATAATCATATATATTTTTCAACAATCTTAATAAATGGTGTAGAACAAGAAAAATGCGGAAGTCACAAAAAGATGTCAGCAGGTGGAGATGTTGTAACTATGAATGGATGTTGCATAATAACTTTAAGTGTTGGAGATAATATTCAAGTAGCAACACAAGATTCAGGTGGAACAGGAACAGGAAATTATTATGGTGGAAATTTAAACTTAGTGAGGGTTGGTGGATAATGGATAAAAAGATAATAACAATAATTGCATTGGGTTTAATCTTAGTTGGAATTGGAGGGGTTTATGCTTACAACGAAATCACAGAGAAGTTTTATAATTATGGAATTCAAGACGCTGTTTTATTAATGAATCAAGAAATACTGAATTCCTTGAATCAAAATGGCTATGTTCCTTTTATGTTTCAACAAGACAATCAAACTTATAATATTAAGTTGGGAGTGATAAATGAAAATAAATTATAAACAAATTGGAGCAATAATTATGGCAATAATTATGACAGCAAGTGGAGCAATTTATTTAGAAAAAACAGGGGATTACCACAACTGCCGGGCACAATGGACTGAGAATGATGATGGCACATTCACTTGCCCAAAAAATAATGTCACAGATTATTGTTATGAGATAGAGAATCGCGGAAGTGGTTGGTATCGTTGCTGGATTGGGAAACCAATTATTATAGAAAAGGAAATTCAAAAAATAAATAAAGGAAAATGGATTTGTGATCCTTGGGGATGTGTAAAACAATGAATATAATATCTTACTTTTCAGAAGCAGGAGTAGCAAAGACGGGACTAACACCGAGCATAACAATTAGAATCTTAGACGGGACTGTAAAAGTTAATGCGCAAAGCATGACAGAAGTAGCAGGAGGATTTTATAAATATGATTTTACAACTTATGATGAAGATGAAGATTATTTAATTTCTGTCGACGGTGGGAGCAGTCTAACAGATCAAGATAGGTACTTAGCAAATACAAATGAAACTGCTGGAATTGGAAATATTTTAAAGATTGAAAAAAACAAATGGGAAATAGTTAGAGATCAATTAATATTTTATGATGATGACGGAACAACCGAGCTATACAAATTCAATTTAAGAAATCAGAGGGGATCTCTTTCATCTAAAGATGTTTATAAAAGGGAGCCAGTATAATGTTATTATCTAATTCTGGGGGAGTAATTACCCGGGGACTAGGAATAGATGCAAGAGTGATCACAAGAGGTTATGGTGGACAATTTGAGGTTTATGCACCTCCAACAGAAAAAAGATTTTTAGAAAAATTTGAGATACACATTCCATTAATCCATAAAGAGTTTCACAATCTATATATTAATTTTCCAATATTAAAAAGAGATATAAAAAAGTTTAAAATTATTCAACAGATCATAAATATTGAAGGATCTTCTTTTGAGATAAATACAAAAGTAAATAATAAATATATGAAATTGATTAAAAAAATATTAGAAGTTATATAAAACATTTATTTTTCTAAACAAATATTCTTAAATAGTTTAGTGCTTTTTAAGAGAGTATGAATCAACAACTAGCACAGCCAAGTTTTAGTTTTACAACCCCATTTAATGTAGAGATAATAGAAGTGAAAGGCCAGAAAAGAGTTTTTCTTGAGGGGATAATTTCAACAAATCATCTGGACTTGGTAAACGATGTTGTGACAAAATCTTGCCTGGAATCTATGGAGAGACAAATTAAAAGTGGGAATTTAAAATTAGATTTAGAACACGAATCATTTAGGGGAGATTCTATCGAGGAGAAAGAACTAAACAAAGCAAAAATTCCTATTGGAAAAATGTTTGAGGCTGATGTAAAAGCAATAGAAAAAGATAAATTTGCATTATTTGTTAAGTCAGAACTTAATCCTTTTGAAGATAGATTTGAGAAAACAATGGGAAGTGTCAAGGAGGGGTTCTTAGATGCTTATTCAATTGCATTTATTCCAATAAAAACAGAGGAACAAATTGTCGACGGTAAAACAATTAGAATGCTAGATGATGTGGTTCTATTAAATGTCGCATTGACAGGCAACCCAATTAATACTGAAGCAAAAAATAGGGATATATTCTTGAAGAGTATTCAATCATTAGAAGATTACAAAAATAAAAAGAAATTAAATCCAGAGATAGAAAATCAACTGGAAGTCAAACATAATCACATCAGTGATAATAAAATTAAATTAGAGGAGGTTAAAGATATGGAAGAGGATAAAAAAGACGAAACACAGGAAGCTGAAGGTGAAGAATCAACTGAGTCAAAAGAGCCAGAAAAAAAAGAAGAGGGGTCAGATGAAGGAGAATCTAACGATGAACCTGAATCAAAGGACGACGAGCCAGAAACTGGGGAAGAAGAGGACGCTGAGAAAAAAGAAATGAAATCTCAAATCAAAACTTTAATTGAAGAAGTTAAAGAATTGAAAGCAAAAATCAAGTTACCAGTTAGAAAAAGCAAAGTTGAAATTCAGAACAAAGATGCTCCTGAATTGAAATCAGTTAATCCTTTAGATGTCATAGCTTAATATGGAAAATAATATGAGTGTAGGATTCACTGGAACTGGAAGCATAGGTCAAGTGGATTGCAAGGGTACTTATGAGCATTCTTTTGGGTCTTTGCCAAACAAAACAAAATATGTTGATGCATGGAATAAAGTCGATGCAAGAGAAGATCTAAAAGATAGGATGTCAATTGGTTTGAAAGCACTTGATTCAACAACAGGCGGGGCAGGAACAGCAGGCTACGCAATGATTCCAGTTTATGTAGATCCAAGAATTGTCGACGTAACAAGAAAGTTCACACCACTTGTGGAATTAATACCAAGAGTCACAAACCAGGGAATGTATGCAGACTACAACAGGATCACCGCAAAAGGCGGAGGATACACTGCAGCAGAAGATGCAGCATTACCAGAAAAGAATGATACTTATGAAAGAGCAAGTACACCTATCAAGTTTTTGTATTCAGTAGGAAGAGTAACAGGACAAATGCAATCAGCAATGCCAAGTTATATTCTTGAAGGTTTCCAACCAACAGGATCAGGACTAGGCGGAGGCGAACCATTTTCCCCATCAGGAGTTCCAAATGCGAAACAACTTGAAGTTATCATGAAAGCAAGACAAATGAGGGAGTTAGAAGAAAATCTAATTGTTAATGGTAGTATCAGTAGTGATGCGACACAATTCGATGGAATTGTAATTCTTCAAAGCACAACTAACGTTGTTGATTTGGATGGAGCAGCATTAACTTGGGATGATGTAGAAACAGCAATGAGATATGCATTCGACGATGGTGGAAGGCCAAAGTTGGCAGTATGTTCAAGCGCAGTTTTACAAGATTTGAGAAAGATCATAATTGATACTTTCAGATATAATCCAAGTGATATGACTGGAAATTTACCATTTGGTGTTAATGCAAGTTTAGTGCTTGAAACAATGACAGGGCCAGTCCCAGTTATTCCAAGTATGTATTTGTCAAACACAAGCGGAGCAAAGCAGATTTACTTCTTAGATACAGACTTCATAGAAATGAGAGTTCTTCTAGATATGAGTTACGAAGATTTAGCAAAAACTAATGATTCGCAAAAATTCATGCTGAAGATATATGAATGTTTGATCATGAGAAACACAGCTTTCAATAGTTTCATAGACGACATAGCTTAATCCTTTTTTTATTGTTTTTTAGATTATAATTTTTTATTATATTTTAAGAAAAAACAATGTGATTTTCATAAGAAAATCTTGAGTTAAATTAGAGGAGGTATAAAAATATGACAACAATAGTAGCAGAAGACGAGGGATATGTAATGAACGAGGTAGCACCAAACGCAGGTTTGAAAATTATCCATGTTCGCTCAGATGACGCATTAATTGGTGGAACAGACAATCTCACAGTAGATTTAACTAAGTGGGGATGCACTAATGTCCATGGAGTTCATGTGTTTGATGAAACAACAACTGGGGAAGTAGTAGTACTTACTGCCGGAACAACAACTGTCAGTTCAGGTGTATTGAATATAGATTTGGGTGGAAGCGATACTGGAGTAAAATCCATTATTATTTACGCTTATTGATTGGTCATTTGAAAGAAAATGGGAAATCAAGGATTAATAAGCCCTGGAGGAAATCCAGCAAGTCCACCTTATCGAAACGGACCTTATACATGGGATCAACATGTGACTTTTAGTCAGGGTGTTTCAGGACCCAATGGGGAAGGAGCAGTTTGGTATGTGGATGGAACTAACGGAGTAAGTGGAAACAATGGAAAAGGTTGGAGTACGGCTTTGGACACAATTCAGGCAGCAGTTACTTTGGCAGGACCAGGTGATACAATTTTTGTAACAGCGAAGGATTTAACAGACTTTACAGGAGATCCAACAAGTTACGCTGAAACAATTATAATTCCAGCAGCGACAAGCAATTTGTCAATTATTGGAATTAGTCGAGGAAGAACCCAAGGAGGATTGCCACAGATTAAAATAGGAGCAGGTTCAACAGCTTTATTAACAATTAGGGCCCCAGGATGTTTAATCGCAAACTTAGGTTTTAATGGAGTTAGTTCAACAGGTGGAGGAATTTTATTGGATGATGATTATGCAGCAAAATCTGCATTTGGAACATCAATAATTGGATGTCACTTTAAAAATTGTGTGGGATCAACAGCAACAAACGCTGCAACCGGTGGAGCAATTATGTGGAGTGCAGAAGGAAATGCCTGGCAAGTTCTTATCGCAGGAAATAGATTCTATAAAAATGTAGGAGATATTATTTTGATGGGAACAAATAGTACAGTGCCGCAAGATGTAATTATTGAGGATAATATATTCGGTGGACCAACAGCAAATGTTGATTGTAACATCTATACTGGGGGTTCAGGGATTAATGGATTGATTATTAGAAATAATACATTTCAATGTGAACCAAATATAGGATCAGGAACGAACGCCAAATCACTGCATTTAACAGGAAGTGTGGGTATACTTGCAAACAATATGTTTGGAATTGTATCGCAAGCACCAGGACAGACATTTGGAGCAACAGGAGATAATCTTGTTCCAACAACTATGTTAATGGCAGGGAACTACGGTGAAGCTGATACTGAAGGAGATACTGGTTATATATTTAGAACATAAGATGGCTAACAAAGAAAAATTTCATTGTGAAGAATGCGCTGGAAAAGCAAAAGCCAAAGGTGAAGAATGTTCTACTTGCGATGGTGAAGGCAAACTGAAAGTTAAGAGTTCAAAAAAGAAGAAATAATTATTTTTTTATTTTTTTGTTGTTTTTTATTTTTTTAAGGCAAAAACAACAAGTCTTAGGACTTTAAATCAATTAAATAAAGGAGAAAGAAAGTGGGAAAAATAAGACAAATAAGGCTTGTAGCAACAGTACCAACAGCTGGGACTGGAGTGACTGCAGATAGTGAAGTATTCCATGGAGAGATTTTAAAGATCGCATTTGATGTGACTGGGAACTCGATGGATATTAATTTAGATACTTTGGCAGAACCAAAAGCTCAGGCAATCTTAGATTATACAGGTAACACAGATTCAACATTTTATCCAAGAACGGCTCTACACGATTACCAAGGATCAGCTTTAGATCCAAGTGATACAGAAGGTGGAGATACCGCTTTATATGGACCTTTTGCAGTTTTTGGAAAAGTTAGATTAACTTTGGCGAGTGCCGCAGCGGCAGAAACTGTTACCTTAACAATAACTTATAGAGAATAATGAAATTCATAAATAATGGAGAAGCTGTTCAAGTTAGAGAGAGTGATGGACCAGGAAGATTCAAATGGACACTTCTATATAAAGGAGAAACAATCGAATTGCCAGAGGCAGTTGGACGAGCATACGGATTTAAAAAAGTTACTAAAAGTAACCAAAAGTTACTAAAAGTTACCGAGGGCAAAGTAGGAAAAACAAAAGTTGAGACAAAACAATTTTATACTCCAGACGATTTATTCTATAAAGAATTAATTAAAATTAAAGGAATTGGCAAGAAAACTGCAGAGGATATAGTCAATTGGGGAACTAAGGAAAAATTAATTGAGGTTATTAAAAATAGAGAGCATCTGCCTTTTCGCGACGATGTCGAATTAAAATTGAGGAAAAAATATGGTAAATAAATGCGCTTATGGAATGGTCACAAGGCAAATGGTAGAAGATATCAAAACAGATATTTCT